CACCCTCTCAGCCCTTGACTCCGCCCTCGCCTCCGGGCTATACTGGATGCATTACCGAGGGAGAGGCCCTCGGGATGGCTCGAAAGGATCGAAGAATGAGCTACACGAAGAACGCCCGGATCGCCGACGAGGTCATGGAGTCCACGCTCGGCACTCAGACCCTTACAGGGACGCCCCTCTACCAGGCGGCCGGCCTGAATGTCAACCCCCGCTCGGACGGCTTCACGATCGAGTGGGAGGTCTGTCCGGGGCGGTTCGAAGCCCTCTACGAGCTGGACGCTCACGGGGTGGCGCAGACCGAGGACGGTGCCGCGGTGGTCGCCTATCAGGAGCGCTACGGGTACCTCGGTATCGCCTGCGTGAGCGCCCTGTGCAGCGCGATCGAGGACGCCCTCGCCTGACGGCCCGGCCGGCGGCCCCCTCCTTCGGGAGGGGGCTTTTCCATGCCCGGCAGCCTCCGTGTGGGGTGTTTCACATTTTCCGGCTTGACGGTGGCGTCCGCCTCGGGCTATACTGGATACATCGGATCGAGAGAAAGGATCACTCCGATGAATGAAGAGAAGGCAATCGCCGCCGTGGAGCAGGTCGCGGCCTGTCTCCATGAGGGTCTTCGGGCCGCATATCGGTCCCCGATGGGGGCGGTGGAGGTTTGCTCCGAATGGATTGGCGAGGATTTCTACAGGACCCTTCTTACCACCCCCGCTGGGAGCCTGTCCGTCGTCGTCACGTCGGTGGTCGGCGAGGAGGGCGCCGATGTGCGCGTGGCCGTCCTCGACCCCGATAGAGGCTCCTGTGCGGCCCAGACCCGCGAGATGCATCGCGTAGCCAGCGTCGTCGCCGCTAATCCTGCCGTTTGCGGCGTGTGGCCCGACAGCGCATGGCCGAGGACTTTCCTGGTGTCCATTCGCTCGGAGGAGGTCGACTCATGATCGCCGATATCGTACTTCTCATGGCCCTGTGCGTCCTGCAAATCCTGGCGGCGGTGGCCGCCGGGGCTTGCGCCCTGGCCCTGCGCGACCAGGTCCGCGCCTGGCTGCTCGCGCCGCTGTGGGCGGTCGCCGGCGTATGCGTCGTCTCGGTGGGCGGCGCCCTGGCTCAGGTGGCGGTTCTATGAGCGGCCGCCCTGTGAAAATGGCGCCCGAGCTGCGCACCTCGCTCCTGACGGAGGTTGTGCTGGCCGCTCTGAACGTCGGCGCCGAGGGCGCCCTGCCGGTGCGGGTGGAGACGACGGGCCCCTACACCGCGACCCTGTCGGTCGTCGAGTCGGTGCGGTGGATGGGTGGCATGAGGCTCGCCCTGACGACCCACGTCGGCGGCGTCTCGCGAGCTGTTGTCTCTGCCGCCTGGCGTCCCGACCCGTCCGTCCCCCTGCGCAATCGCCGCGCCTGGTGTATGGAGCGCCTGGCGGAGGCGATCGAGGCCGAGCCTGGCGTGACCGAAGCCGTGCTCGACGAGACCTATAAGACCAGTATCCTCGTGCACCTCTCCTACGGGAGGCTGCGAATCGTTAGGGAGGGTAGCAATGCCTAGGAGGGCTCATATGACGCAGATCCGTCTCGCACAGGCGCTGGAGGAGCTGGCCGACCTGGTCGGCGAAGCGATCGACGAGCCGATCTGGGCGGCGTGGACGGGCGGCCGGGTCGGCTGGCTCATGATCGACGACGGCATCGACTCGCGGGTCGCCGCTGCGGTCGACTATCGTGACCGTCTCATGACCTTGAATCTGCCGCCGGTGAACGCCGCGGGCGCGAGCGCTCATCTGCGCGGCTGGTTGGGCGACTGGCTGGCCGATGCCGGGCTTGCCTGGTGCGCCGGCTGTGACGACCTGGGCGACCGCGTGCTGATCGATGTGGCCCGCGACTATAGGCTGGTGTGTCGCTGATGCCGATCTTGGACGACCCGCAGCGGTCTTGGAATCCGGCTCATGAGATTTTCCGGCGGATCGGCGCCGAGCGGCACCGCTCCCGCGAGGATGCGATCGATTGGCTGCTTCGCGTCCCGTTGGCGGGCGAGCTGACGGATCTGGCGCCCGAGTGGCGTCAGCTGGTAGCCGAGCGGTGTGTTTTCTGGTTGGAGTCGTCCGAGTCGTGGTGGTCGTCGCCGATCCCGGTGATCGCCGAGGAGGTCGAGGCCGCCCGCGCCGAGGCTGGGGCGGCTGGCGTCGCTTCCGAGCAGTTGGGGTTGGATCTGTAAAGGATGTTTCACGTGAAACCCCCCGGAGTGAGTTTCCGGGGGGTTTCTTTCATTTGGTGTTGGCGGCTGCGAGGCTGACGCCGAGGAAGCCTGCGATGGCGGGGCCGATGAGGGCGGCGGTCTCGCCGGTGACCCATCCGGTGGCGACGCCGAGCGGGATGAGGCCGGTGAGGGCTCGGTAGGCCCATTTGCGCCAGGGGAGCCACCGGTCGGTGCCGGTCGTGTCGACGATGTCGCCGGCGGCGGCGGGTGTGCCGTCGATGACGGCGTGTTTGGCGGCCTGGAATGCGGCGAGGGTGCCGGTGTCGGTGACGCCGGTGTCGAGATGTTTGGGGGTGCTCATTATCCTCCGTAGATGTATCTGTGGCAGTCTAGGTGGTAGTGGACGGCGTCGGGGTCGTCGGTGATGCAGATGAGCGGGATAGGTTCGCCGCATCCCGCACATCGGCAGTTAGGCATCCTTTTTGGCATTTCCGTCCAGCTTGTTGATAATTTCTTCGAGTGCGTGGTGGCTGGCGGCCGGGTAGCCGAAGCCATAGCCCGGCACCTCAAGGAATCCTCGCAGCTGCTCGACGGTGGCCGTCAGCTTGTTGACGGTCTCCTGTAGGTCTCCGAGGGAATTCTGGGTCGCCTGGGGGTATCCGAAACTCTGCTCAGGCACTTTAAGGTTGCTGTAGATCCAGTCGAGTTTGTTGGCCTGGTCGGGGGTCAAATCGTCCTCCTCGCTATCGTCTTCTATGAATCGCCTCACGGCTATGATGCTCGCGGACCCGGTGAGGCTCGGGTCGGAGAGTCTGTGGAAGCGGGGGCCGCGGCCGGGGCCGCCGTGCCCCCATGTGTACCCGCCGCCGGCGTAGAGCTCGACGTGGGAGATGCGCCCGGCGAAGGGGCCGGTTGCCCACCCCATGCAGATGACGTCGGCGGCTCGGAGCGTGTCGAGGTCGAGGTCGCGCCATGTGTGCGTGTAGGCGATACTGCGCCCCTCGGCGGCAATGTTGAAACTTCGCTCGCCGAGGCGGATGCCTGCGCATTGCAGGTAGGCCTGTGCTATGGTGGAGCTGCAGTCGCCCCATCCGTACCGCTCGGGATCCCGGCGCCGCCAGTCGTTGGTGTAGCCGAAGGCGCCCTCGTGCTTGGCCATCCATGCTACGATGGCGGCCCTAGTCGCTGTTGCTGTGATTCTTGTCACATCCCTTCAATGTCTTCTCCACTTTCCCGAGCCTCGCCTCCACGTCGGCGAGGCGTTCGAGGATACCCGGGGACGCGGGCACGCCGGGGCGCGCCGCTTCTCCCATCAGGTCGTCCAAAAAGTGAGAAATCCGTCTCAGATTCGGCATGATTTTCCACACCACCCCCGCGAGGGCGATGATACCGCCGATTCCGAGTCCCGTCAATCCGTCGATGAACCCATCCATGTCACACCCCCTTAAATGTCTGGATAAAGCAGTTTCGGGTTTGCGGCTTGTCGAAATAGAGTTCTCCGCGATTGTACATGCGCCTGGCTGACGCCAGGAACGAGTCGCGCGGGGAACAGTACATCGTATCCTCGGTAACGAGTTTGATCTCGCTTGTGATGCGGAGCTGCTGTTTGGGAAGTTTCTCTTGGCAGTACCATCCGGACTGGCGAGGGTCGATCCACAGAGAGAATTCTCCGAGCTCGGTGACGACGGTGCAGGCGTAGTCCGAGTAGGCCGGTTTCCTGCCGATGAGGACGCCGTTGTTGTCGACGAAGCGTGATTTCATCATGTAGTCCGCGTTGTCGCCGCCGACGGACGACAGAAATTTTCCAAATTTCGTTTTCGCGACCTGGCTGGCGAAGACGGCATCGTCAGAGGTGTGGACGGCGATGAACCCGTCATGGTATGTCTCAAACTCGCTCGACGGTATGATGCCGTATTTGATAAAATATGGATTGGTGATCGAGGCCGCGTTGGCGAGGAAGAGCGCCTGCACGCGGTCGTCCCACCGGTCGATCGTAGAGTAAAAACCTTCGAAGATGTCGGCCTCTTTCGGTAGGTATCGAGTGAGGCCCTCTTCGAGGATGAATTCGTCGAATATGAGAGTCCCCACCTCGCGAAAAGACATCGACTTAGCTTGACGCGCCTGGGTGAGGGCGGTGCATCTGCCGACAAGGGCGCCGGTTTTGGTGCCGTCGTCGACCCAGAGCGTGTTTTGGCGTACGGTGAAATCGTGGTCGGGGAATCTGTCGGCGATATCGGCCATGAACGTCTGGAAAGCAGCCTTTTCCCCTTTATGGCGCCGGAGATAGACGAACTGAGAGCCTTTATCGACGAATCTGCGGAGCGCTATTTTTTTGGCGCCGTAGGTTTTCCCGGTGCCGCGGGCGCCGGTGACGATCGTCCACGGTGCATTGTAGGAGAGGATAGGGCCGAAATTATAGTAGTTGAGGACTTGTTTAGTCATTTAGGTACCTCTTGACGCACCATCCGATCCCCCGGGTGTCGCGGATGAATTTCGACAGCGAGTTCTTGTGCGGGCCGGGCACCTCGCCATGGAGTCCGCCGCCGTGGCCCCACGTGAGGTCGCCGCCGGCGTACATTTCGACGTGGTCGACGCCGACGCGCCCGGACCCCCAGTCGTAGAAAACGAGGTCGCCGGGCTTCATGAGCGCGAGTTGCTGTGCGCTGATGCTTTTAGCTGTGTTCCAGTTGATGACGAAGCTGCCGTGGCCGTTGGCGGACTGCGCGACAGTATTGCCGCCGATGTCGATGCCGCAGACGTCGAGGTAGGCGCGTCGGCAGGTCGATGAACAGTCGCCGACGCCGGACCTGTCGGGATCGAGGCGGCCGGCGCCATTCGAGTACCTGAATTTGTTTTCCCGCGACGCCATCCACAATACGAGTTTCTGGCGGGTCTCCGACGTGCCGGGGGCGAGCTGGCCGCCGCCGCCGCCGGTGTTGGGGCCGCCGTTCTGCCCGCCGGGCGTCGTGTCGGTCGGGGGTGGGGTGCCGGCACCGCCTGGGCCGGCGACGTACTGCCCTTGTCCATTGGGTGCGCATTGGACGATTTTACCGTCGGCCATGTGGGCTATGGCGACGTTGCCGACGGCCTCTATTCTAGAGAGCGTCCCGGCGGTCGATCCCTGTTGTTGGGGTGCGTTGGTGGTGCCGCCAGGATTGCCGCCGGAGCCATCGCCCTGCGTCGGGCCGCCCGGCGTCGCCGGGCCAGGCTCGACGCCGTCAACCCCCGAACTGTCCATGTTTTTGATGATGGTGTATGCCGTATTGTAGCGGTTACGGTACTTGCCGAGCACCGGCTCGGACAGGAGTGCCGCATGCCAGCGATCCAGGCTGGCGCCGCCAATCTGGTTCGCTATCCGGAGGGCGCGCCTCGGAGACTGGTGGTAGGCGACGAAGAACATGATCATCGACTGCGTGTGCTGATCTTTGTCGATGCCGCACCGGCCGGCGACCTGTACGTAGGCTTCCAGGTCCTCCGCCATTTGCTTTTGCTGGACTTTGTAGGCAGCGCGGAGTACGGGCTTGACCTGGTCATCCCAGTAGTTAGGTAGATAGTACGTGGCCCAATTAATATTATTGGCGTTGACGAGCGACTGTAGCTCGCCGGGGAGTTTGGCGAACTCGGCCGGCATTTCCTGTTTGATACGGTTGAGTAGCCCGTAGGCGCGGGGGCCGAACCATTGGCCGATCCCGATCGTAATCGGATCCACGTGGTAGATGCCGTCGTAGCGCATGCCGGACTCGACGGTGCCGATCGCTTTGATCGCGACGGCCTTGGCCTTAGCATCCCACGTCACAGGCGCCTCCGTTCCACGTGAAACCGCCGCCCACGGATTTCAGGTCCGTGAGCGGCGGAGTTCATAAAACAGCAATGCACTTTACAGTGTACTCCACGTTGCGCTGATGTTCAAGTTTCCGCTCCATCCCTTCCAGGTCTGGAGGTGCTGGTTGGGGTGGATTTGGAACGGGATGTCATCGGTGCCGCCCACGCCGCCACGTGCGTTGCCGTTAACGGTGGCGCGGGGTGCTGCCCACTCGGGGATCATGCCGAGGTCGGCGCCGGTCGCGATCGACTGGCCCGTGATGATCCCGGAGAGCGAGACGAGGCCGCCGGACAGGCGCAGCGTGAGGGGCGTGTCGGAGTGGGAGGCGCCCCCGGAGAGGCCGATTCGATAGTTTTGCGACACGGGGATCGGTTCGTTGCCGTACTGCAAATAGTTGCCGGCGAGGGTGGCGAATCGAATGTCGCCGGTGCTGTTGAGGTGGATTTGACCCTCGGTGAAGTACTTCGCGTACCCGAGGCACCAGTACTCGGTGCCGACGTATTCGGCGCCATAGTTGCCGCAGACCTCCTGCATAGCGGAGAGACAGTTGGCGAGGCCGTTTTTACTCTTCGCGAGAATGTGAAGGTTGCTCCACGCCCAGACGGCGCTGAAGACGACGATCCGGGCGTTTTTGAAGGCCCTTTTGGCGTCGGAGATGCAGGTGACGAGACCGTTGTAGATGTCGATCTCCTGCATCGCGTCGTTGCCGCAGTCGGCGATCACGACATACTTAACGTTGTCGTTCGAGAAGCTTCCGTCGGCGATGGCGCGATTCATCTGTACCTGGAAATTGTCGGCGCCCTGCGCTATGCCCGTACCGCCAATGGCAAAATTCTTCTCGGTGATACCCATGGCGCGGCACATGAGCGTCGGCCACTTGCCCTGGACGACGTTCGAGGTGCCGACGATGACGGCGCACAGCTCGGGCGCCGCCGCATTCTTCAGGATGTATCTACTGTCGGATTCCTCTTTCGTGTAGCGGTTGGCGACTTTCAGCCCGAGATCGTCGTAGGCGGATTTCACTTGTCGCGTCGTCTCGGCCTTGGCGCGGCTCTCGGCGTCGGCGATCTTCTGGTCGATCTGCTCGACGACCTTGTGGTCGCCGGCGACGGTATCCTCCGCTTTTTTGATGCGGATCTCCATCGAGTTGAATTTCGTGGTGTCCTCGGCCGCGCGCAAGTCGAGTTTGCGCATGTCTCCGTTGTAGTCGCCGCGCCAGGTCGGTTTGTCGTTGTCGAGGAACTGTGACAGCCCGAGGGCCTCGGTTTTGTCGGTGGAGCTCACTTAGATATCCTTTCGTACTGCGTGAGGCGTCGTGGCCTCGGGGTCGAGGTCCCAACCGCGGGCTTTCCAGCCGATTTCGTCGAGCTGTTTGGCGGTGGCGCCGATATTGTCGGCTTCGATAGCGAATCTGGCGGCAGTGCGTAGATTGCTGTACATGCTGGCGAGCGCCTCCGAGAGGGTTTTGGTGGTAACGCCGTCGACGGGGTCGGTGACGAAGACTTTCTCGCCGCCGCGGGCGGCGAGTTTCCTATAGAGCTCGTCGATGGCGTATTGTATTTTACGGTCGGTTTCGGCACGTAGCTGGGCGACCGTCTTGTTGACGTTGGCTTCGAGTTCGTTGCATATTTTTATGCATTTGTTGATGGCGTCGACAAGGTTTTGGCAGTTCCTGGCGACGCGTTCGAGTTTTTCGACGTAGGTGATGCCGTCTCGGAATGTAAACGGTGTGACATTCGTGAGCGGCGTGTCCTGGATTGTGAAAAACGGCACATTTTCTACCGGCATTTATTACCTCCCCCACCAAGGATACCACAGACCGAAAGGATATGTCGCGTCCGACCCGACGTGGGCGTCTCCGGACGAGGCGATCCCCATGAAAAGGGGCTCAAGTTCGGCGACGATCATCTGGTCGACGTTGAGCATCGCCTGACGGTACTCCATAACGAGCGCGGCGCCGGAGGTCATCCGGCCGCGCTGGCCCGACCTGGCGTGCGACTCCGCCATATCCGAGTGAGAGGCGTCGGAGGCTGCTTTTTGACCGTTTTTGCCGGCGGTGCGCCCCTCCGACGTCGTGCCGGTCGTGGCGTAGTCACCTTCTTTGTAGATGGGGCTGCCGGGGTAGGCGTGCTCGCGGCCGGCCGACGTCGACTCTCCGGAGGATGTGGATTCACTGGACGACGTCGATTTCTGGCTGCCGCTGCCGGACTGGTTGGCATCCGTCCAGGTCGTCATGTCCACCGCGGAGAGAGGGTCGTACTGTAGCTGCGTTGATTTGTAGAGTTGATTGTAGTAGGGCATGACTAGTCGCATTTTCGCGGCAACTTGTTGTCGGAAAATGTCGATCGTCTCGAAACCGATCTCGCGATAGCAGTACACCTCATAGAGGGTCGTATTGAGGTCCTTCCGGTAGGCCTCGTCGAAGATCGGGTAGGTCTCTACGCCCCAGTCGCCGCCGGTGACGTCCACGACGTCTCGGAGGAGCATGGTGAAATCCGCTGCCATTAGATCTCCTGTTCGCTCGCGACGTCGAGGTTGCCGACGAATCCCTCGATCATGGCGTCGGTGAGCCGCCAGCTGACGGAGACGTCGAGTCCGTATTTCTTGTTGATTTTCTCGCAGGCGCGCTCGCGCTGGGAGAGCGCCATGCCGCGAAAAGCCATCGTCTGCCCGTCTAGACTGTTGGCTTCGTCGGCGACCATGCGCTCTTTCTTGCCGGGAGGCGCTGCCTGGATGCCGAGCATCATCATCGCGTCATTCCAGATAGCCCTCCGCGCCGCGAGATTCTCGGTGACGACCTGGGGGTGCACTTGGTTCGGGATGGTAACGACTTTCTCGGCGATGGATTCACCGCCATTAGTTTTGATCGTGTAGATGACCGGCTGGCCCTCCACGAGCTGACGCTGGAAATTCTGTGCCGTCAGCATCTCCGACGGTTCGACGGCGAGGATGAGGGGGTTTCTTGTGTTGGCGAGGTTGATGTCGATGGTGCGGTCGATTTCCGATAGCCGCGCCGCGTATGCGGTGACGACGTCGTTATCCGGCTCATGCATATCGTTGGCCCAGATGGGTACACAGTCGCGGGATTTGACGTGTCGGTTGATCTTGGAGTTTGCGTTGAGGTAGTAGGAGAGCGGCCGGTTGTAGATGTCGCGGTCGCCGCTCGGGGTGCCCGCTAGTGCTGTGAAAATCCGGAAATGCGGGTCGAGGGAGAAAATTACGAGACCGTTCTTGTGGAGGGTCATCTCTACGTATCGCTCGTCAACAGTGTCCGGCAACCCCTCCCACTTGAATCTCGCCATGGCAAGCATCCTGAGGGTGCGCCAGTAGATGTTGAAATTCATGCCCGTGCGGGCCATCGCCTCATTTCTTTTGAAGCGTCCCCGCGCTGTTACCATGTCGTAGACGTCGTCCGCGCCCTTCACAGCTTCACCACCTCATACGGTCCATTTTCATAGATTTTCATGGTTGGTATTTCCTCAGGATCCCCCCAGACGGTCGTGCCCGACTCGAAAATCCCGCGGATCGTGTCGACGAACATTTGCGGGCACCTGGGCGCCTCGATGTGCACGTCCGCAAGCTTCCAGTACGTGAAATGCGTCATGAGATCGAGGCGATAGGAGGCCATGTCGACGTACCGGTTACAGGCGTAGCCGTATCTCGCGAAAAACTGGGCGACGCGGTGGGCGGCGCCAGAGTTGAGGCCGCGGATCCGCAGCCAGACCGCCCACCCGGACGTGGTCAGCATAAAAGCGTCGCCGCCGATCTGGCCCGACGTCGACGGCTGGGTGAGCTGCGTATCCTGCACGCGTGCGTTAATGCCGGCGATCGTGTTCGCATAGTCCCCTTTGGCGACCATGTCGGCGTAGGCACGGTTCGTGTCGCGGTTGTAGGCCGCGAGATGGTTTTGTGCCTGGTTGATCTGGGATGCCAGCTGGTTGGAGATGCCGGTGGAGGCCGCTGCCGTGGAGTTGGCGAGCTCGGTCTGTGCGTTCCTGGCGCTTGTATTGATGTTGTTCGACGCCGCTGCGGTCGCAATCGATGCACCGCCCTTCAGAGCGCCGCCGATGTTGCCGCTCAAAAGATTTCCGACGACGCCGAGCCCAGTGTTGGCCATCGACAGCTTCGTCTGATCCCACGCGGCGTCGTTGGTGATGGCTGTCGACTGAGACCTGGCGGCATTCGACAAGTCCGTCTGGGCGGTGCGGGCAGCGTTGCCGAGGTTGGTGGTCGTCGTCGACGTCGCCATCGCCTGCGACGCTTGGTCGTAGGCGAGTTGATTGCCGGCGAGCGCTTTCTGCTGCCCCCACTCGGCGGACTGCCGGGAAAAAGCGATCGAATGCGCCTGAGAGGCCAATGCTGCGATGCCAGCATTATTGGTGATGGAGAACGTCGGAAAATTCGTGAAATAAATGCTACAGTCCAGGTAACTGCCGTCCAGCGCACCTTTTTGCGCAGGACCGTCCTTGAGGTAATCCTTCACCCAGCATACGACGCGGGGCGACGGCGGCGCGAAATGCCGCAGACAGGCGATCGTCGTGACACCGCCTTTCGGCAGGTACTCGGGACGGAGCGTCATGGACTGGCCGGCATAGTTGGTGAGCTCTATCCACACGAAAGGCGACGTGAAGAGCTTTGAGTAGTTTTGCTGCCAGTCGGGGTATGCGAGCGCTCCTGCCACCGACAGCATGCCGTCGGGGAAAAACGTCTGCTGACGGCCCCACATGACGGCGCCAGCATGCTGGTCGCCCTGTTTACGGGCGCGGACGATCGCGACATTGTTAAGATCCATCCCAGGGATGAAGTGACTGTCTGGGAGCTCGCATTCGTGGCTGTAGACGACGTCGAGGAACGGATGCTGCCCTCCACTGTCACCCCATGGCATGATCTGGATCGATTGGATACCCTGTGCCACCCATGGGTAGAGGCTGCACGACAGCGCGAAAACCTCGAAAGCCGCGATCGAGCGGAAGATGATGATGTCGGCACCGTTCGGCAACCCTTCGAACCCGGATCCCTTGGCGGTGTCTAAGTGCGGGTTTTGCGTGTTGCCAGGGTTTCCCGTGAAATCGGTGCCGGCGATGACCATGACGCCGCAGTCCTGTAGCGTGGCGAGATTGTACCGCTCGGTCCACTGCACCATATAGTCGGCGCCGAGGTCGAGGCCCTCGGTCTCTCTGAGCACGTCGTGGTTGCGGCCGCGCCACGTGGCGGCGACGGGCAGGTGCCCGCGCTCGACGTAGGCGGTGCGCAGCCGGACGTTCCAGCAATAGGTGGTCCATACGTCGAGCTGTAGGGCGAGCTCGATCGTGTCGGGCGCGACCTGTACGATGTCGTTGATGAAATAGTAGTAGACGCGGACGTCATCGTCCTTCGGATGGAGGTTGGAGAGCTTCGGGTCGCGCACTCGGACGTAGTTGAATTGCATCGCCTGCGGCCAGGGGATGTCCAGCCTCACCGTTTGCTGCTGAGTGAGGGGTGTGAATTTGTTGATAGTGAGCGATTTGCCGCCTTTGCGGTGCAGGTAGGCGTCGATTTGCTTGAAATTTTGCCATTTGACAATGTTTCGGTACTGGGCGTCGTAATCGACGCGGGCGAGGAGCACCTCGCTGCCGGGACCCCAGCCTGCCCACTGCGGCATGTCGTCACCTCCTATAGGAACGGCCCCGGGGCGGATCGAAAACCCCGGGGCCGTCGGCGAGTACTCGCTCCAGCGCCGGTTGCTCAGGCCGGCGCCTCACTCCGCATTGTCGTCACTTCTAGACGACTTTTACAGTGTATACTCCGTAGTCCCTGCCGTCAAGTCCGGCGATCGTGAGCTTCACCACGAAGTCGGCTTCGCTCTTGGCGATCGAGACATCCGTCGCGTACACGTTGACACCCACCGGGTAGACCTGCGACTCGGCGCCGTCCTCCGCAAGCAGCGCCTTGCGGGAGCGGGTGACCGTGTACTCATTCGTCGCCTCGACGAATTTCGCCACCCGGCGCCCGAGAATGTCGATGCCCTTCAGCTCGGATTTCGTCGCCGGCCACTCCGGGAAGGCCGGGCCGCCGACACCGGCGAACTGGGTTTCCAGCCGAGCGCCGTCCGCCTCGGCGGTGACGGCGATCGGGCCGAGCTCGCGCGGACCGATCGAGAGGACTCCGGCCTGGGAGACCTGCGTGCGGGAGTCGGTGCCGCGGACTGCCCAGTTGATATCCGGATCGGCGCCGCCGCCGGTGCAGGTCGCCTCCAGCTGATAGTTGCCGCCGCGTACCATATCGGGCCCCTGGACCTCCTTTGCGCCCTCGCCGTATGCTTTGATGGCGGTGATGGCCGTGACGGGGTCCTTGGCGAGGACGCGTTCCGTTTCGCCGCCCGTCCAAAACATAATTGCCGGCACAAAACGACTGCACGAAATGATTTCGTGATGGTGCAGGAAAATGTTTTCCTGGCTCGGCTCAGTCGGGTCCTGGAAATTAAGGTTTTCGAGGAGAGTGTCGGCGACGACGAAGAAGTCGGAGTCGACAAGGATCGCCTGGCACCCACCCTGCGGGAAGTACTCGGCAGGCACCTCGATGATGTGGTAGGGCACCTCGGCGTAGGAGACGTTGAAAAGCGCCGCAAGCCCCTCGACGTCCAGGGCGGCGTTCGCCTCCGGCGTGATAAACATCACAAGATTGTCCGGCTTTGCGGCGATCGGGAAATGCGCTGCATTGTAATGGGGGGACCGGAACTTGAGATTCCCCGCCATGGCGCGCATCTTGCGCAGCGCGAGCTTAACGTCGCGCTCAGTGACGTCCTGCGCCGAGATGTCGGGGACGTGGGCGTGATAGAAGCCCCCGCGACGCTCGTACTCGGTGAAGAGTCTCGACATGAGAAGGAATTCATCCCATTTGTCCGACTCGCTCGGCGCCGCCATAATGTCCGAGATGAGACCGGACATATCGCCCTCGCCGAGGAAAGCGCTCTTAATGACGGCACGCTCCACGCTGACGGGGTAGACGTCCATTCTATTCTTTTCGTGGAAAGAGACGTCGATCGGCACCCTATGCGTGCCGAAAGCCATCTTTTCCCCGAAAGACCGGTTCGGATCGTACGCCTTGGCGCGGATGAGGCCCGTCTGGTACTCCTCGATGCCATTACCGTATTCGATGAGGCCGCGCTTAAAGCGTGCGAGAGGGTTCGTCCATGAGTTGTGGCGGGCGACGATCGTGCCGATCTGCGTCATCAGCGCCGTGTAGATCGGATTCCACAGCTGGCGGTGCTGATCCAGGTAGCGGACCGTCGTCTCCACGCCGGCCTGCGTCGGCGACGGGATCCGGGCCTTATAGCCGATGTTGGCGCCGTTGATGGCGACCTGCAGGAGCTCGCCATTGGAGACTCCCGGCTTCAGGGATGGGATGTTGGGTACGGGCATCTATCAGTCCTCCGCAATAATATCTTCGAGTGTCAGAGATTCAGGATCGACGTCGGCGACCGACGTCTCGGGCGCCTCGTCGATCGCGGAGTGCTCGATGATCGCGCGCAGCTCCGTGCACTGAGCGAGCGCCTCCTCGGCGATCTGCCGCACCTCGGAGATCATCTCCGTCAGGTCGGCGTCGATGGCGTCGGACTCCGCCTCCACGACATCCGACTCGTCCATTTCCTCGGATGCCGGCGCCTCGTCCGGCTCGGTTTCACGTGAAACGTCTTCTTCAGGCGTATCCGCCATGTATGTCCTCCGATCGGTAGTGAGGGATGCCGCCTCCCGGCACCGGACGGCACCCAGCCACGGGATCAGGGCTGCGGCCGGTCTCACCCGGGGCTCTCCGCGCGCCCATCGCCGGCGCGCACGGGAGGGGCATCATGTGCGCAGTATATCACACCGCCCCCATCTTCGACCAATCTTTGAGCGTGTAGGTCTCGCGGACGTAGGCGGCGCCGCCGGGCACCATTCGGCAGACGCGATTTTCCAGCACGGCGTAGGGGCGGACATCCTCATAGAGGACCAGTGGGGCCAGGTCGCCGGACAGGCCCGCCATGACGGCCGTCGACCCGGCCCCGGAGTCCAGGTAGTACTGCTTAGGGCCGACGAATTTCGCCCTGTCGAATGCGTCACGCTGGGACCATTGACCCAAACCGGGGCCGATCTCGGCGCCGCGAGGCGGCTCGCTCCCGAGGAGGATGACCGAGTCTGTGTCGTAGTAGAGGAGCCTATCGTAGTTCGCGTTGGCGACATGCACAAGCCTTTGGCGTCCATAGGCGGTCACGAACGCTGCCAGAGCGGGGTAGGTGCTGTTGACATAGCGCTGGCTGATCTTAAAAGGCTTGAGGATGCCGTCTGTGTGGACGAGGTCCGGGCCGTCGTCTTCGCGCGAGTGGACGAGCTCGTAGCCGAGCCCCTGCTCCACCATGAGTGTCCGTGTCGCAAATTTTCCATAGACTGTGTTAAGCGCTTGTTTGGCGACGAGGCGCATCGCCGGGTCCGAGTGGGATTTCATCTCGTACAGGGGCTCGATGTACGGCGCCAAATCCCCCGTCGAACCCTCGTACTCGAAACATGAGTTCCAGCACCACACATCAAAATCATAATAGGTCGTCAGATACTCGTAGTCGACGGACGTAATCCAGCACGACGTAGAGACATCATCATCCCACACCTTCGTGCCACACTCGGTTTTCTGGAAAAAACACGGCACCCCCCACCCCAAACGCCCCTCGCAGACGACGTTCGCGATCCAGAGCCCGCCCATGTCCTCCGGCGCCCCCTCATGATAGTAGGGGCGCCCGACCGGCAAGCGCTTGCCCGCCATGATCGACGGATAGAGAGAGTTGACGTCCCACGACGATCCGGCACCCGTCTCCACGAAGGGCGCAGCCTCGGGGCCGAGGTTGCACAAGCCGGGCAAGTAGGCGGCACGGAGCATCTCCGACTCGGGGACACCCGTCGGCGCCGGGTAAAGCCCGTCGAAATCCGCGACCGACTCGCGCAGCCGCGCGAAAGCACGCGAGGCCTGAGTCATTTTCCGCGAGGACCAGGCGTCGTCGAAAAGAACGGCGGCGGCGAGCACATCGAGGTAGACCCGCGGCCAGGGGACGTCCAGAGCGAGATCCGTCACCCACTGAGGGTGGAGAGTCTCCGCCAGGGCGTCGAAATCTAGCGGCAGGAGGGCCTCGACGCCGCGGATCGACACCGACCGGCCCGGCGCCGCAGGGACATTGAGCGAGAAAAACTGGCCGTCCCCGGTATAGAGGCCGGACAGCCGGTCGACGGGGCGCCGGTAGTCAGGAGACCACGTAATGCCGCGCTCGATATAGTCGGCGACAATACAGGGACCGACCAGGTCCATGTCCCACGTGTAGGCGACCTGGTAGGCGGCGAGGTCGGCTTCGGCGTCGGCGAACGTTTCACGCGAAACATAATTCTCGCCGTCGAGACCCATGAGGTGGACGGAGGCTATCGAGGCGCGCTCGCCATCATAGGCGGTCTCCACCCACAGGACGCAGACGTCAGATCGCTCCAATCGTTTGTTCGATCGCCTTGAAGACATTCTTCGCCCTCCCCCCGTTTCGACCCACGTTGGGGTTGTTCTCACCCATTTGGACGCGCGAGAAATCCAATTTCATGAGCTTGTAGGCGTTGCGGAGATTCTGGGCGAGCGTGGAGTCGCGCCACAGCACCATGAAAGCGGCCATCCCCTTGCCCCTTTGGGCGATTTTGGCTTCCATCCGCTTGCGGATGCGCTCACCCTCCTCGCCGAGCTCGGCCGTCATCGCCGCGAAAGACCGCCACGCCTTGTCCTGCTGGTATTTGCGACCCTCCGCCGACAGGAGGAAATCAAGACGCGCCATATGCTTATCGAAAGCCTTTTTCGACGCGTATTGCTTGACGCCGCGATTACGGGAGGCGATCGGATCGGAGTCGACGCCCGGCACGCCGATGTAACGAGGCGCCCGCCCCCTACGGGTTTCCTTTTCCGTGAACATTTGCTGCAGCGACATGCCCGACGACGGGTCGACGTAGCGGGCGAACTTGCGCCGCTGGCGAGCCGCCCGCTCGTTCAGACGCCGCTGACGATTCCGGAGAATATCCATGTCCGTCTTCGAGATGACATCCCCCTTCTGAGTGCCATAGAATTGGACGCCACGCGACGTGAACACCTGCATCCGATTCACGTAGGACTTCAGTTCTTTCACCGACATGCCGCGGATGTCGTCCAGCGACGACGGGTCCGGATGATATTCGGTGCCGCGCAAGTCCACCCCCTGCCTCTTCAGCCGGTTGAGCTTCTGCATCGCACGGCGCCGAGCTAGCGCCGCATCCTTCTGCCAGGAGGCTTTCGTTTTAGCCATGATCCCATCCTAATCGAAGCAGGGCGGCCGAAGCCGCCCTGCGCGGGTGATTTACGTTACGGCCGCCGGAGTTTTGCGGGCACCCGGGCCGGCTTCTCCGGCGCCGCCTTCTGGCGCGGAGTCGTCCCAAGGTAGGTCGCCGACCGGATGACCAGGTCGGTGCGCACGACGCCGTCGGAGTCCGTCCACTCGTCCAGGCTCAGCTGACCAGAGACGGCGACGAGGTCGCCTTTCCGGGAAGTGTCGGCGACCGCCTCGGCGACGGCGCCCCACACGGAGGCGACCACCCAGAGGGTCGGGCCGGCGTCCACCCACTCGTCCGTCCGCGGATCGCGCTTGCGGGGCGTGTGGGCGATCGACAGGTTGGCGACGGCCAGACCGTCAGCCGTGTAGCGGATTTCCGGCGCAGCGCCGAGGAAGCCCTGGATCGTGATGTTAGCGGATGTCATGAATACTCTCCTTAGAATGGATGGGTGGCGGCGAATCGCGCGATCGCGAAGCCGGTGCGGCCGTCAGCGGACAGCCGGCGGATGACAACCCCGCCGCGGCGACGCGCTCTAGCGTCGTCCATCGGGGAGCGCAGATCAGTAAGCACGCGGCGGTCGGCGCCATAGGCGGCGAAACAGCGACCGAGAGCGCTACACAGAGCGCTTGCGGCGTCGGATAGATGAGACACGAAAATCCTTCCTACGGGGCCAGGGCCGAAGCCCTGGCCGGAGCGTTTAACGGGCGAGCTCGAACGAGAGCATCCCCTCCCACTCGGAACCCGCCCTCACATAGGCGGCCCGAGGGGATTGGACGAGGGAATCGGCCAAATCAAGGGCGAACGTGTGGGCCGTGAGCTCAATCCGCTCGCCATTGACCACCCGAAACGAACCAGAGTCGAAATCCACCACATAAACCTCAACCAAGCCGAGGGAGCCGTCGTGGACGACCAAGAGGATGCCGGAAGCCTCGATCAGATTCGTGTCGAGCGAAAATTCGATCGCCGAGGCCGTATTCGAGACTGAGTGAACGGACGCGTAGGGCACGCTATCGTCATCCTCATAGGCCAGCCCCTCGCTCTTAACCGCGGCCACGACCTCTTCAACCGCGACGTCAATCGGAAAATCCATTCTTCGATCCTTTCGAGCCATCCCGAGGGCCTCTCCCTCGGTAATGCATCCAGTATAGCCCGGAGGCGAGGGCGGAGTCAAGGGCTGAGAGGGTGATGCGGAACACATTCCTCGGGGCGAGACATGAGATATCATGTCTCACGAGGGTGGGTGTGACAGAGACAACACCCCTAGAGACCGACCAGCCGCGAGAGATGCAGTACACGGAACGGCAGAAGCACCGGACAGGACAAACCAAATCACGAGGATCGATTCTGAGAGCCCCACAAGCCCCCACCCAAGCAACCCCACCAGCAGGAGACCACACGACCGCGAGAGGGGCCTTTACGGGACGATTCGAGGGGTGTAGGCGGGAGAGCCCAGAGGGCGGATGGACGCGGGCGCCAGCGCACGTAATAGACGTGTGGAGGATCACATGATTTGTGCCAGTCATGGTAGGACATAAAATGCGAGGGAGCTCACAGGTAGGATAGCTTGACACGAATGGATGAGATGGGGTATACGCGCGGGCGCCCGCGCCCCCGTTTCCCAAAA